AAGCTCGAAAGCCCTGCCGGCGAGAATCAAGCGGATAACGATACGGTCGCCCTTGGAAACGGAGAAAGCCGTGTCGTCAGAGACACCATTGTATCCTAAGATAACGTCATCGACATAAGCGTGATCCTTCTTCGGCCAAGAAGCGTAAATCTCGGTGATCTCATTCAACGAGAACAGAGGCGTGGAAAAATCCTTGTCATATATAGAACGGGAAGCCGCTTGTTCATTACGACCGATACGGATCTCATAACGCTTGTCATTACGAGGCTTACCGGTAAAATCAATCACGGCCTTACAACCGTTCTCGGAAGTCTCCTTAGTATCATAAATACCAAGCTGACCTTCCTTCAAGAAGATGGAATCAACATCCACCATCTTAGCGTGCGGGGGTACGAAAAGTACCCGGTCTTGCGGTCTGTGCAACATATTATCAACTTTTTAGTTCAAAAATCATTTACCTAACGCAAACATAATCATAAACAACATCACCGCAATAAAATAAGGTCGTGAGTATACGACATAATATGATGTTTACATTTTATGTAAAACAAAAAGCCTACCCGTTTCCGAGTAGGCTTAATGATCAAACTAACGGTGTTTATTTAAAGGAAGCCACATTATCCTTATCAAACCGATACCTCTGCAACTCATTCTCGTTAAGGTTGAATTGCTTGGCGACCATATCCAAAATCTCCTCCACCAAAGGATCGGGCAGCTCAGGGTCGATGTCCGTGGACCGCTCACCGGCGGCGTTGATGTACCCGGCCAGATCCACCCGTACCGGATTCCGGTAGTAGGTCATCCTGACCTCGTCTGTACGAAAGCCGTCCTCATACACCACGACCTTCCCGTCACCTATGGTGTAGAACGTTTCCCGATAGTCAAAAGAAGGCCTATTGTTATCATCCCCAAGAAGCTCATGAACATTCTCGTTCTTAGCCTCCCACATGACAAAATCTCCAACCTCACATCCGTTATAAGAAAACGATCCTTTTATATTTGAGAACCATAAATAATCATCAGGAAGACCGAATGATGTAGATTCGGGATCATCAATATGACTAACCTCATTAAGCGATTTCCAGTATACCAGAAGAGTTTGTATAGATCGGATGGTCTCATCATCCTTCCTATTAAGATAGTATCTTATCAACCTGTCCTGAGCCTCGTTGAACAAAAGCACGAACCTCCCGGGATCAAGCTTAATCCCACCATTGGCGAGATTCTGCTCATTCTTCTGCAAAGACCTTAGATACGCTTCTTGGATCGTCATCGTCATTCCTCCGTATTAACCTTATCACCTTCACCTACGTCTTCCTTCTTCTTGACATCCTTAACCTTCTTGGTCTTATCGTCTATATTAGAAATAGACATAAGTTCCTCGTACTCATCCAAGACATTAGCCTTTACACTGATAAGATCTTTCTTGGTAGCCAAAAACTCGGCGGACGTACGGGTGTCAGGGCCTATGATCTGACCATTATATTGCAAGCCGGATGGAGTCATGTTAATACGACCGTTACGTTGAAGGACGTTTATGATACGATAGAACTCAAGAACTTCCTTGAAATCACCCTCCAATGACCGATCCCAGATATCAAGCAGATAATCGATGTTGGTCTTCTTCTCGTTCATCCAGTTTGATAGTGATCCGGTGTAATAATCATCCTCCGTGAAATCAGGACGGGTCACGATGCCGATGTACAGAAGAAGGTCAATGACAGCCTGGCGTTCCTTATCACCTTTCTTAAGGGCGTTGATGAACTTATAGCTGATATTCATCTTATTGATCTCACGCTGCTGAACGAAATCCTTAGCGTTATCTTTCTCGATGAAACAGAACATGGAGTTCATGAAAATAGGATCACCATCCATTTCCTGAGGAGTCAACATGCCAGAAAATACAGCCAGATATAAATAAAATAACTCAACGGTATTAGCCGTGTTATAAACCTTACCCATGAATATCTTATCCTTAGCGTCATCCCAAAACTCTAGATTAGTCTGGGAAAGATCCTTCTGAGATATATCCTCAAAAGGCTTCATTATATTATTGACACGTTGATTAACCAACCTATCAACCTCATCTTTATCCATACCATTATAACATCTTGATCTTGGATAAAAACCCGTATTATAGGCTTTTGAGAAATCATCCCACGGGCAACATACGTGAGTAGCATTCTCCGGGAACGGAGCCTTGGCTATATTGGCGTCTTGGAAGGCCTGCGGAGCGCTTCCGTCGTGTTTACCTACTACCTCATACAAGGTATCTGACATGATATTGAAGCCGTTTACCTCGACCAATACCTTCTTTGATTTTAAAATCTCTTTCATTTCCTTATTTTTTGCGTTACTTTCCTAAAAAAAAGAGGAGAGGAATATCCTCCCCTCTAAAAACCAAATTACATATGAAAAAAAACTTAGCCGAAGTAGTTCGGTTGAAGCTCGATAATCAAGAACTTGCTGTTATCCATAACCCAAGCCGCTGAAGCTGAGTGACACCAGAATTGCTCTTTCATGCCCGGCAAGGATGATACGATCTCATTACCGTTAGCTTTGTGCGCCCAACGACCGTACTCATAACCCCACCACATGCTTACGCCTTCTGGCTTGATATAGAATACGTTGTTATTCATATTACCCAACTTAGCGTTAGCCGTATTAGGAATAGCGGAATACGCGTTAGTCGATCCAGCGTCAGTGATATTCTCAATAATACAAGAATAAGAGGATCTAGGATACATGCCATTCACTAACTCGCTACGATCTGTCATGTCAGCGTAATCCAAAGAAGGATCGTGCTCGAACTCTACATTTCCGATGCCGGGA